CACTGTAGCTGCTTGTGGATCTACCTGAACAGTTCCTGCACCTGGTGTTAAACCTGTAATACCTTGACCAAATCTAGCTAATCTATCTCTTGGATCTTGAACAGCCATCGCTGATGCTTGTCTTTGTGCATCAAGCACTGCTTGGTTTTGTGCTTGTTGAGCTGCACCTAATGTGCCAAGACCAGATATTTGTGCTCTACTAAAGTCTTGTGCTCTTGCACCTAAACCTGTTTGTAATTCTGATATACCCATTTGATTAGCTAAGTCCTGTTGTCTTGATTGTTGCGCTTGTTGAAATCCTCTTTGTTGTAAATCAGCTAATATCTTAGCTCTGTTTAAATCGCTTGCTGATTGATACTCGGCTCTCATTACTCCTTCACGACCACCACCAAAAGCACCTGGTGTGCCTAGTGCTGCCGCTGCTTGTTGGTTTGCTTGTATCTGTCTTTGTTTATCAAATTCAGATAACGTTGTATCAATAACTTGCGACTGATAAGGAGACATGTAAGAGGAAATAGACCCTACTCCAGTTCCTGCTCCAGTGCCAGTAAGTCCTGTTGCTGCATCCGCAGCTGTACCAGCTTTAGTTAAAAATGGTTGATATGCTCCTAGTCCTTTTGTAGGATCAACTGCTTGTGCATATGCCGCTGCTTGTAATGGATCTTGTGCTGCTACTTGTGGTGCAAGCTCTGCCATACCAGCTTTTGTAATACCAAACTGTTGAGCTTGCGCTTGTCTTTGTGCAAACTGTTGAGCTGTTTCACCGGGTTGTTGTTGAACAGCTGTAGTAATACTAGGTATACCTGCTTGTCTAGTTAAATCAGTTAAATATGTTTTTTGTGCTGCTTCTATAAATTCTGGTGGTAATATTCTTGATTCTGTAATTGCCATTATCTTACCCTTCCTTCTAATTTTTTCATTGTATCATACATTCTTTGTGCTCCTTTATTAATACTTCCGCCGCCCGCTGCTCTAACAGCGTCAGCAGTCATTACAAATTCGTTTTTAGATAACATTGCTGGTACGTCATCTGCTTTTTCTTTTACACCTACTGGTACGAAACCACCTTTGTCTCTGTAGTCTCTTTCTATAACACCAGCTTTATTTCTTCTCATATCACCTGTAGGTATACTCATCATACCACCTTTATCATAACCAACTCTACCACCTTGATTATACATAGGAGATGCAGCACCAGTTTGACCTCCACCATAAGTAAACTCAGTAGGCCCTGTATACTGTGCTCTTTCTTGAGCTGTATATGGATCAAACATTGGAGCTTCACTTATTTCTTTCATTATTTTTTGTTTTTCTTCCTCTTCTAATTGTAATAATTCATCAGGAGTTTCATTTCCAGTTAATTGAACCCCTGCTTCTTTTAAATCGGTTGTTAATTTTGCTAAAACTAAAGCACGATTATTTAAATTTCCTTGTTTGTCATAAAGAGTAGGAGTTGCAACACCTCTTTCTTGTAATATTCTTAATTGTGTTGGTGCTTCCCTAATAGTTTGTTGATAATAAGGAGTCATTTGAAATGCTTGCTCATCCATTTTTATTCTTTCTTGATCCATAATTTTATCTTGTTGAGTTTGAGACAATTTATCAAATTGTTCTGGAGTGTACCCACCTAAACCTGGACCTGCCGCCATAATTCCTGGAGGAGGTGTTCTTGTCTGAGGCGTTGAAACTGGCGCTGCCATCGGTTGAGGCGCTGCTACTCTTGATGCTTGAGGCGTTGGAACTGTTGTTATTCCTGCTGGTGCAGCTTGAGGTGTTGCTGTAACTTGAGGTGTCGCACCTGGTAACTTGCTTCTCGCTGCTTGTAACATTGCTTGAACGCCAGATGCTTGTGCTCTATTAGCTGCAAGATTTTGTTGCAATGTATTAGCCATACTAATGCCACCTGTTTGGTATCCAACCCTACCACCAGTAGCTATATTATATCTTGCAACGAATGCATTTTTTTGTTCATCAGTCATACTAGAATACTCTTTATCAAATCTAAAGTAATTATCAAAGTAAGTTCTCATCTTATTTCCCACATTTTCTTTTCTTCTAGCCATATATTCTTCCATGGTTTCGCCTTCTTCTTGAGGCGGTTCTTCAGCTAAAAATGCGTTATAAAGGTATGTTCCTGCAGCACTAGCACCGCCAACAAGTATTTGTTGCTGCACTATGCTTGGTAATTCTTTTAATATTGGAACATCTTTAAATATACTTGTTGCGTCTCTTATTGATTTTAAACCTTTAGAATCTGTTGATATTTTTTTAAGATTAACATTTTTTTTTGCATCACCTATATTAGTTTCAGTGCCTTTAAATAGTCTACCAACAGGGCCTTCTCTAAATCTGTCCATAGAAAATGTGCCAGGTCCACCACTAGCTCCTTCAGCGCCTGCTAAAAATCTTGCTCCTCTCCCAAGAGCATAAGTTCCTAATCCTTGTTTAAGTGCATCACTGACGCTACCTCTTTGATCAAATCTACCTAACCCTCTCATTGCTGCAGCTATGCCTGGTTGAAAAGGTGCAACAAACGGTGCAGCCTTAACTGCAAAATCTGCTAATTCATTTGGTATGAGTTTTCTTAATCTTTTTTTAATACCACCTAGAAAGAATCCTTCTCTAGGAACTGTGTTTGTTATCCCGCCTTGTGCACGTAATTGTCTTCTAATTTGAGCTCTTGTTATCATATATATGTTATTATTTATTATACTATTTAGGCAGGGATTTCACCTGAATTTATATTACTACTCGTTTTTAACGAGTAAATCAAGCTTATGTTGTAACGGTTCTAGGCGTTACTTCCATAGCTGATAGGATCACATGGAGCCTGTTTGCATGAGCAGCTGTAACTTTTATTATTTCTCCCGTTTCTGCCACCAATGGGTTTGTTAATATTTCAGTGGGCGTATTAGCAGATATAGTTTTTTGATAAGCAATACTAAAAACAGCGTCACTTGTATTAGTTAAAGTTATTGTAATTGAAGATCCAGATCCAGAATCATCTGAAACTAATATAGATTTTATAATTGCCGTAGTAGCCGAAGGAATTGTATACAAAGTTACCGCCGACTCTGAGCTTGTTATATCTACTTTTTTATTAACAAAACTATTAGCCATTATCCTCCTAAAAAGAAGATTATTGCATCGTTATCTTCTCCTTTTTCTTCTTGAAACGTCGTGTTTAGTTTTTCTATTAGACCATTTAAATCTCTAACTAATGAAAAAAATACTGATTGATCATATTTTTCTGGCGGTTGTGTTAGTGATTGTACAATTTTTGCCATTATCTTCTTCCGTCTGGTTGGTAATCAATTCTAAATGTACCTAATTTCCAAAATTGACCTGTGCTTGTATTATCTATTTTTAATGATATTGACCTAGCTCTTGCTCTTGTATCTATTTTTTGTGTACCACTAGTAACCGTAAACGGTCCTAACGTAGAACTAGCCGCAGTATCGTTTGGAAAATCTCTTAAGTTCAAAGTAATTCTTGCATCACCTGTTTGTGTTAAAAAATCTGGTATAACTCTTCTTATCTTCATCATAAATTCACCATCACCACCTAATCCTTGTGCACCAATATCAAAATCTCCAGATTCAATTGATGCTGTAATTGCAGTTGTTGCACCTTCTTTAACTTGGTTTAGCCCTGTTTCATGTTCATAGTAAGTTGATGTACCATCGCTATTACCGAAAATATAATTTGTATCTGTTGTAGCAGTTGTGCCTGATGAATCATAAGCTGTTGCATGAGGTTTACCAAACACAGCAGAATCTTGCCACGCGCTTCTTGCTAATGTGCCTACAGTCCATACAGGTCTTTCGGGGGATGAATCTAAATAATTAAAAGTTACAACTCTATTAACTGTGCCTGATCCTGAGTTTGGATAGAACCACATAACTTCACCAAACAAGTTATTCAATCCTGCATTAATATGTTGTTTAGGAATTGTATTAATATCATCAAAAACATGGTCTTCAACTAAACATGGTAATGACTCTAGTCTACCAGCGTATCTAAAGAAACCATTTTCTGACATCCAGTAAGCTGTACCATCAACCTCAACAGCTGCGTTCTGTCCAATCAATCCACAGTTAGTACCAACTTGTTGAAATGAAAAAGTAAAAGGTGGACCAACAAATCTCATAGTAAATAAAGCCGTATCTGTCCAAACGTATATTGCATCTCTACCTCTAATTGCCCCCATAATTTTAGATCCATCTGCAAGTCTTTGTGTACCTGCAGTATTAGTTGCTGAAGGCGCGTACGTGTTAATATCTTCTTGTGACGAGAATCTTACAAACATAGGATCTTGTGTAGATTTTGTTCCTATAGTTGTTTCTGTTCCAAAAAATATTAAGTGCCTATCTGGTGTAGATACTAATGTAAATGCAGACGCAGTAGGTGCGTTACTTACGATAGTTGCTCTTGTATCTGTTGCACCTGTTGGGTTTGAGTTCCATTCAAATGTTTCTCCGCTATTAATTGTTGCAATAAGTTTATTACCAAAATTATCTAGTGACCATAAACCTGGTGCTGTTATAATATCTCCTGATGCTGCTGAGTTCCATGCAAAAAAGTTTGATGCATCGGTAACTGTTGCACCAGAACTATGACTAGCCGCCGTTGTACCATTAGCCCCTCTTGTTAATCCCGATAATGTTCCACTGCTATTTCCTGTGTAAGTAATTAATTCTGTTCCTATAATAACCGTTCCAGAAGATGGGAAAGACGATGAGCTTGCCATTGTTAAACTTGTAACTGATGTATTGATACTTGATGATAACGTTGAGGTAAACTGTCCTGCTTGTTGCCCGCCCCACGATCCAAGGCCCCAACCAGTAGATGCAACCTCCACAGCTGGTCCAACAGGATAGTAGTGTTGAACTCTAATGCCTCCTGATGTAGATGCGCCTGAACCTGATTCGTTAGATCCAACGTCAATAGTTAAAGTACTATCTGTTGGAATGGTAGTTACCATAAATTTATTGTCATTAAAATTACTTGCTGCAAAATTAGAATTAGTTGCAGCACTAAAATTATCTAACAATATAATGTCAAACTTGTTTATGTTGTGCGCTGATGAAAAAGTTAAAGTTACAGTTGATGATCCATTAGTTGTAGAAAAAGCACTTGTTAAAGTTGTTGTCGCTTTAATTGGATGTATGTCGTAAAAGATACCTCCAGAGTAAGCGTATAAAATTCTATTAGTTCCTAATGCAGCGTATTTAATACCTGATGTATTAATAAAGTGATGAATAGCTGTGTTACGCCCTGTCATATCAACAGAGCCTAATTGTGCCCAACCACCTATTTTTTCAGGTGAACCATATCTAAAACGAACATTGTCGCCATTAACCCATTGGCTCTCGCCGCCCGTTGATGTGACTTGTTTATTAAATCCTGGTGCAAATTTTACTTTTTGTAACATAAAAAACCTATAATATTCAGGCAGGAGATGGTGTGGTGGAATCTCCCGCCAGAATATTATTCTACTATATTATTTAGGTAATTTAAAGCCTTTAAACCAAGCAGGCAAGCATAAAAATGGTCTTTTATCAAACTCATTTTCCTTAGCTGCTTTAGAGTTAGCTTTGTTATAATGTAGAAATACTTGCGCGCAATCTTTACCTTTAAATTCTTCTCGCCAATGTTCTAACTCGCAACCAGAATATATAAGCATATCGCCTGGTTGTAGTACAACTTTAACCCCAGCCTGACCTTTTTTACCTGTAGGATCTAAATAAATAGGCCATTCATCCCCACCTAAATTTAATGTTGTAGATATTTCACATGAATATCTATCTTTATGTCTAGCTAAAACATCTCCTTTTTTATATATTCTTGCATAAGAATATGTAGGGGATAGTTTTAATCCGGTATGTTTTTCCATAACAGGTTTTACTTTTAATAATAAAGTTTCCATAACTACATCTGAGTAATGAGAATAGGTATTTGGAACTTGTTCATCATTCCATACTCCCCAATATTCTGTAAAAGGAGATATATACTTTTGATCAAATAAAAATCTAGCAACTTTTCTTTTGTTTAAAAAATAAGCAAAAGCAAAATCTGCAATTTCTTTAGATATAGCTCTTTTTAAAATACTATATTTATTTTTTTGGAACGCCGATTTTTTTAATGACATTTTTTCCTTTCAGTTGCATTTTAGATTTTATAAAATTATCTATAAAATTTGGTTTATTTTTTAATGTACTAGTTTCTAGTATAGTTTTAATAACAGCTTTTTTCATGTCTTTATTTTGCATTTAAAACACTCTTTGGTATAGCTTGACAATTCCAATGTATAAATCTAAATGGTTCATAACCCATATCTACTATATATTGATGTGGCATGTAAGATGGAAAAAACATCGTTCTACCTGGTTTAACTTTGTAATTTATTTGAGAACTTGCATAAGTCACTTTTGTTTTATCTTTTTCTGGCAAAAGATTCATTATATTGCCTGGTCTTGGATCTTCAAATAAAGGCATGGATGTTGCCTCTGATGCTTTTAAAAAATAAAAACCAGAGATATGCCCATTCCAATGTGTATGTAATGTATGGTGCCCTCCTCCTTTTTTAGCAAACTCTTGCACCCACATTTCTGTAATAAATATAGCGTAATTAGTTAAATCAAATCCCATTTCAATTAATAAATTATTTGCTGTAGCACCTATATAATCTTGTAGTTGTTTAAAGTTAGGATCTCCTATTAATGATGTTGAATGAAAAACATGGCCCATGTCTCCTTTATTACCAAATTTTTTATTTCTTTTATCTATATCTTTTTTTAAATTTTTTTTCGATGCTTCAATATATGGATCAGAAAATTTGTTTAAATCTTTAACAAAACCTGGTTCATCAGCAAACCATATTGGACAAGAAAACAAGTCTTCTCTGTTTAATTGTTTAGGAAATTCTATTTTTGTTTTTTTAAATTTATTTTTTTTCATACCACTCCTATTTATACGGCCATCCTAAATTCCAGATAACTAGACTATGTCTAGACCCTTTTTTAACTGGGCATACTCTATGCCAAACAAAACCAGGAAACACAACCAAAGATCCTTTAGGTAATATTTCTATACACTTTCTAATGTTGGGTTTTTTATCCGGGTCTTGATTTCTAAAATCAAATTCTAATTCACCGCCTTTATAATCTTTTGGATCTGATAAAGTAACTGTAACAGATAGTTTTCTTATTTTACCGTTTGATGGATCATTACCTTCTCGCATATAAGGTTGATCCCAACCATCGCAATGCCAATCATAAAATTGACCTTTTGTATATTTTGTAAATTGACAAGACTCGGAAAAATCCCATTGAAAATTCCAACCAGCACTAGCATTTGCTTGATGAATATAGGGTTGTACTTCCTTATATATCCATCTATCATTCATCCAAACAATATCTGAATTTCTTTTCTTTTTTAAATCTTTAACTTGTTTTTGATTTAATTTTTGATTACCAAAACCACCCGTCACTGCCATTTGATCCTGTAATTGTTTTCCATAACGAACAATATCATCACATATACGTGAAGGTATTGCTGATTGAAAATACCAATAATAATTTGTTAATTGCATATGCTTTCTTTTACCACCATAAAAATAATATAGCTATTTTTAAGAAACTGTCAAGGAATGTAGTATTTATTAACTAGGTGTTGTATACTGTGCCAATAACTAAAGTTCCTGAAACTGTAAATTTAGCAACTTTTGTTCCACAAGGTCCACAAGCAATTGCATTTGTTCCTGGGGTTACAGAAGCAACTGGTCCTACAGCTGAAGGTATTTTAACTAAAACAATACCTGATCCTCCTGCTCCTGATGTTAGTGGTAAATTACTTGAACCTCCGCCTCCACCACCTGAATTTGTTACTCCACTTTTTCCAGCACCACCTGCATTAGGCGTTCCATCTGCACCTCCACCAAGTCCTCCTGAACCTGATGTTCCTGATTGTCCTCCTGCTGGACCATAAACTGATCCTGCAGCTCCACCTGCAAAATGTCCTCCTGCTGTATTTCCTCTACTAGAAACATTAGATAAATAATAAGGTTGCGGAGAAGAACCAAAAACTGGAGTTACATCAACACCATCACCACCATCTCCAGCAGTTCCTGGTGATGTATCACCTCCACTTGATCCGTCACCTCCAACTTCAGAGGCTCCACCTCCACCACCACCTCCGTGATAGTTTTGACCTGCATTAGGATCACCTCTACCTCCTGCATATCCTTCAACAGGAGAATAACCTCCTGCATTACCTGCACCAGGTGCTCCATCAGGTGAGGCTCCACCTCCACCTGAACCTCCAGGCTGTCCATCTCCTCCTCCTGGAGCACCACCACCTCCTCCTCCACCTGATGCTGTAATAGGAGTTGATGGATTATTAAAAACAGAATTACTTCCTGGATTACCATTTGCTGGAGATGGATATATTGCTCCAGATCCACCACCACCAACTGTAACTGGAATTGTTGCATCAGTTGAAATAGAATGGCTGCTAAAAAATCTTGCTCCACCAGCACCTCCACCACCTGTTCCAGAATATCCTGCTCCAGCTCCACCACCAGCTACAACTAATAAACCAGATGTAAATGATGTCACTAAGGATGTTGGCCATGTATTTACTGACTCTTTTTTCTTTCTAAAGTGAGATGTTAAATTCCATACACCACTTGCTTTGTTTAATTCTCTTACTACTACAATTCCTGATCCACCAGCTCCTGAGTTTTGTGGGGTTCCACCGCCTGCTCCACCACCACCTCCTCCAGTGTTTGTAGTTCCAGACGCAGCTGCTGATCTATTAGTTCCTTCACCACCGCCACCACCGCCAGTTCCACCTGCTCCACCACCTGCTGGTGCTGGTCCTGCACAAACTCCACCGCCGCCACCACCGCCAGCGTAAACACCAGAATTTGGTGCTCCTGGAAAATATGGACTAAAATCTTTACCTGCTCCACCTGCTCCACCTGTAGGAGCCGAAGCGTTAGTTCCAGCAGCGTTAGCTCCACCTCCACCACCACCTGTTCCACCAGGATCTAAACCTGCACCTCCTGCATTACCTTGACAGGATGTTCCTGTTCCACCTGCTCCTGCGTCAGCAGCACAACCTCTTCCACCACCTCCACCGCCAGATCCTCCAGGTTTACCTGGACCATTTCCTGGTGATGGGCTAGATCCTTGACAGTTTTGTCCTCCTCCACCACCACCTATTGCGGTTTGTGGGGATACTGGATTTCCAAAAACTGAATTGCTTCCACTACAACCTCGTACGTTATCACTTGTTTTGGCTGCACCACCTCCACCAACAGTTATAGGGTATTGAGTACAACCACTAACTGGATTGCTAAGACTTAAAAGAGCACCTCCTGCTCCACCACCACCAGTAACTCTTGCTCCACTTCCACCACCAGCAACAGTTATTACATCTACTAATGTAGTTCCTGCTTGTGTACAAAGATTTCCTGATGATGTTTTAACAGTTTGAGTATTCTTCCCAAAAGAAGTAACGTTCTTTACACCAATAATTCCGCCGTTTGATCTTGCCATTTGAGCTCCTTACTCTATAAGGACACCCATTGCTTATTACTTGCGTCCCATCTATATTTTGAATCGTCTGATCTTTTTGTGCCTAACCATCTTAAATTATCTTCATCCCAAGAAATTTCATAATCTGTTTGATCACCATTGGGGTATGTTACTGGTGCTTGCCAATCGTCACTACCATCTAATGCCCATGATTTAAAAGGTTGTGGAGTTAAAAATTTATTTTTTGATGAATTATATACATAACCTTTACCTGCATATTGCTTTCTAAAATTATTATTATAAGAAGTTTGTTTCCATGTTCCACCACCAAAAAAGTTTACACACCATGTTTCTCCATCAACATGTTCGTCTGAAGGTACTTCATCATTAGCCACAACAACTACTCTTTTTACAACTAAATGTGTATCAGATGTAAAACCTGTTGGATCTGTTTTTGATTCTAATTCTGCAAAATGTGCCATATTGTTTTCTCCTTAAAAATTTATTTATAATTTAATTTTAACTTATAGTCAACGTCCCCGATGCTGTAAATTTTGCTATTTTATCGCCTCCTGGATGAGTTGATAGTGTTCTTGCAGGCGTAGGGCTTCCTGCTAAAGTAAATCCACTTGGAACTCTAATTACTACAATTCCTGATCCACCATTACCTTGGGTTGCAGTTCCTCCAGGTCCATTATCTGTAGCTGCACCACCACCTCCACCACCAGTATTAGCTGAAGCATTACAACCAGAATCTACTGAAGGTGCACCTGTAGATTGACCGCCACCAGCTCCACCCCCAGATCCTCCAGATCCAGCAGTAGCAGGTGTTCCTTCACCTTGAGCTGCTCCACCGCCACCTCCAGCGTAAGAAGTGTCTGGACCTAAAATTGTATTAGGTGCGCCTGCACCTCCATTTCCTCCTGCAGTTGGAGAAGCATTAGCTCCGACTGCGGTAGCACCACCACCTCCACCACCAGCAAAAACACCTGGAACTGCAGCTTGATTAAATCCGTTACCACCATTATTTCCTTGAGGTGGATCTGTTGGAGGCGTATTACCAGCTGCTCCATTTCCAGTAAAGTGTCCTCCACCTCCTCCAGCAGAAGTAATAGTTGAAAATATTGAACTGCTTCCACTAGCTCCACCGCAACTATCTCCAGCTCCTCCAGCTCCAACTGTAATTGGATAACAGCCTACTCTTAAAGTTAATGCTGTTCCTCTAAGTGGACTTGGTCCATAACCAGTAGCTCTATAACCACCAGCTCCACCGCCACCACCTGCTCTATTACCAGCTGCTCCACCACCACCTGACCCACCACCAGCTACTACTAAATAATCTGCTGTTGCTCTTCTAGTTATCCAAGTAGAGCATTTAATATTTGAAAAATGATCATGAATATTCCATACACCTGATGCACATTTTGGAACTGTTTCTTTTATAATTACTATGCCTGAACCACCATTACCGCCAGCACCTGTGCCATTTTCATTACCACCACCGCCACCACCGCCAGTATTAGCTGATCCTGCTGTTGCAGCTGTAGTAGGACTTGAATTTTGACCACCGTTTCCACCACCACCAGATCCACCAGATCCTTTTGTTTTAGCGTTTGCTCCACCTCCGCCACCTCCAGCGTAAGTAACACAGCTTCCTGTAATATTGTTTGCTGTTCCTGCACCACCATTACCTGCACTAGGTCCTGATGCATTAGCACCTACTGCACTGGCTCCACCTCCACCACCAGAACCTACATTACTTCCACCGCAATCACTTGCAGTTCCACCATTACTTCCTTGAGAAGGACTTACGGGAGGAGTATTACCAGAACCTGCTGGTGCGGGAGATTGTTCTGCTGCACCTCCTCCTGAACCACCTGGTCCACCTGCTCTAACAGGTGCTCCGTTTCCAGAACCACCTCCAAAACCACCGCCTGTAGATGTCATTATACAAGCTATTACTGAATTACTTCCTTTAACACCTACAGCACCTAATGGAACACAACCAGTAGCTCCATTGCCACCACCTCCTACTGTAACTGCTAAAGCTGCATTAGGCATGGAAACACAAGCTGAAGTTCTATAACCACCTGCACCGCCTCCACCACCTTTATTAGCTCCACCTCCGCCACCTCCAGCTACTACCATTATTTCTGGCACAGTTGCTGTACAGTTTCTTTTTTGAAAAGTTCCTGATGATGTAAATGTTGTGATTTTAGTAGCGGGCGTACATACTACTCTTAAAGGTCCAATTATACCGCCATTTCCAGCCATAAATTAAACCTCCTAATCGTTCAGCAATTCATATGATACGAAATAAGTTAAATCATTTGCAGCACTCGCTGTAAAAGCTAACAAATCTGTTTCGTCTAAATAAATTGGATTTTCTAAAAAACTTAAAGTTGCATCTGCTGGTACAGAAATTGTATTTGCAATTTTAACATAGTTAGAACCATTATCCACACTAACTTCAATTGTTATATCAGCAGCATTTGTGCCATCAACATTTGCAACAAGTATTGTATTTACTTTTGCTACTTTCTCGTCTGCAACGTCTATTGCAGTTGTTCTTGATGTACCATCCAATAAAGCAGTTGAATTAACTGCATTAATTGTTGCTACATTTACTATATTTGGTGTTGCCATATTATCTCCTTCTATCCGAATACGATGGCCATTGCAATAGCTTTTCCTGTTGAAGCAAAATTAGCATTGGCATCTACGTATGTTATTAGCCTTGAAGCAGCTACTTTTCTATTAGTTCCACCTGCCCCATCATCCACGATAAACAAATCAGCGTCTACAATAGCAGCATTTATATCCGTTGCTCCGTCTATATCTAAGTCTGCCACAGCTATACTTCCATCTGGAAATACAGGTGCTTGACTAAATGTTACAACCCCATTTGAAGCAATTGCTATTGCATCTGTATCAGAAGCTGAACCTATGTTACCAGCGTCAGCTATAACTAATCCTGCTCCAGATGTAACTGTTGAATTAAATGTTGCTGCACCTGCTTCAGACATATCTAAAGTTAACGCTGTAATAGCACTTCCATTATCGTCACCTTTAAATACAATATCTTTGTCTTGAACACTTGCAGTAATTACTGCATCACTTGAACTATTGCTGATATCAAGAATTGAAGTTCCACCAGATTTAAATGTTACATTGTTACCAGCAGCATCTAATATAATATCTGCCGCAGCATCTACTGTTAAATTATTTGCTGATATTGTTAAATCAGTTCCATCACCTTCAATTTTTTCTGAATCTCCACCAAATACTATTCCAACATTATTTGGAACATGTATATCTGATGTCGCTGTTAAATTAATTTTAGCACTAGATGCTATTGTTAAATCTGTTCCATCACCTTCAATTTTTTCACCATCATCACCAAAAGTTACACCTATATTTGCTGGAACATTAACATCTGCTCCTGCTTCTAGTATTAAATCTCCTGCAACATCAATTGTTAAATCTCCAGAAGATAAATCTATTTCTGTGCCATCAATTGTAATATTGTCAACAGTAACTCCACCATCAGCATCTACTGAAGTAGCAGAAACAGTACCAACAACTATGTTACCAACTGTTCCACTAAATACTTCTGATGAGTTACTAGCAGCAGTTAAAAATGTAAATGCTGTTGCACTGTCATCAAAACCAAAAAAACCTATACGAGCAGAAGAACCATCATGATATCTAAATTCTATACCTCTATCTTTATTATCATCGGAACCTGGTGCAGTATCTCCACCTAAAGTAAAGATAGGATCATCTATTGTAACTGTTGTACTATTAACTGTTGTAGTTGTTCCATTAACTGTTAAATCACCGCCAACAACTACCGCTCCACTAAATGTTGCTTTACCAGCATCTGCCATATCAATGTCAAGAGGAGTAATAGCTGAAGCTCCATCTGTTCCTTTTATTTTAAAATTTTTATCAGCAACACTAACAGTTAACTCTACGTCACTAGAATTATTTGCAACATCTAAAATAGATGTGCCACCAGATTTAAATGTTAAATTATTTCCAGCTGCATCTAAAATAATATCTGCTGCTGCATCAACTGTTAAATTGTTTGCAGAAATAGTCATGTCGGTGCCATCACCTTCTATTTTTTCACTATCCCCACCAAATACTATTCCAACATTGTTTGGAATGTGTACATCAGACGTTGCTGTAAGATTAATTTTAGCTCCAGAAGTAACTGTTAAATCTGTGCTATCTCCTTCAATCTTTTCACCAGTGCCAAATGTAATTCCAACATTAGCTGGAATAACTACATCTGCTGTAGCTGTAAGATTAATATTATTTCCTGATATTGTTAAATCTGTACCATCACCTTCAATTTTTTCACCATCATCACCAAAAGTTACACCAATATTAGCTGGAATATTTATATCTCCATTTGATCCAACTGTAATAGATAAATCAGTTCCATCTGACTCTATTTTTTCTGCTGTCGCAAAAGTAAGTCCTACTCCCGATGGTATATTTACATCTGCTGTAGCTGTAAGATTAATATTATTTCCAGAAACAGTTAAGTCAGTGCCATCACCTTCAATTTTCTCTCCATCATCACCAAAAGTTATACCGACGTTTGCTGGAACATTAATATCTGTTGTAGCTGTTAAATTAATATCAGCTCCTGAGTTTAATGTTAAATCTGTGCCGTCGCCTGATATTTTTTCTCCTGAATCAGCAAATCTTAATTCTTTACCAGATGCTATTAACAGTGCAGAAACATCACCATCAATTCTTGCAACTTCTGTAGAAGAACCACCATCGTTAACTTTAAATATTATGTCTTTATCCGATACTTTTGATTCTATAATAACGTCACTACTAGAATTATGAACACGAAGCATTTCAGTGCCATCATCTTCATAAATAATACCACTACCAGCTGTGCCTGCATCAAGTGTAATACCACCAGCAGATTCTAAATTAATAGAGTCAACTGCTGTACCATCAGAAACTACATCTAAATCTCCATCAGCATTTGAATGAATGTAAGTACCAGTATCTTGAAAAGTTAATTTATTTGTTGAATTTAAAGTTAACCCTGTACCATCTGTATGTGTTAAAGTTGTATCTGAATCTGCACCAAAACTTAATACAGCAGAATCACTTAATAATTTAAGGTCATCACCTATAACAGCATCTTTTGCTACAGATAATCCACCATCAGTTTGTAAAGAACCATCAGTTGTAGAACTTGCATCAGTAGTGTCATCTGTTTTTACAATACCACTAGCTGTAACTGTTGTAGCAGTTAATGCTTGTGCAGCAATTGTGCTACCTGCTTGCGCAGTAAAAGTATTTGCTGTAAATTGAAAATCATCAGCACCTGCAATTTTAATATCTATTTGATCATCTGTATCTGCTGTAATACTTGTATCAGCATCAGCATCTAAAATAAATTCTTCTCCATTTAAATCTTGTGCTCCAACTCCGCCACCTATGTTTGTATCTACAACATCTGTGCCGTTAGCGTATAAAATTTTTGTTCCTTTATCTGAGGTTCCCCAAGTAACTCCAGTTTGGCCAGATACTTTTACTGTAACAGTATATGCACCTGAACTTTGGTTATCTATAATCCAAACTTTTTCATTAGCTGGAACTGTAACTACTGCATTACCAGTAATTGTTCCTGTTAATGCTATAACCGCGTGACGAGCTACATCTCCTGTTGAGCCATCTGTATAAGTTAAAGCTACTGTACCACTACTTGTTAAAGCTTGTGACACGTAACCATTAATTGCTTCTTCTAAAATCTGTATATTGGTATTAGTTTTTGTTCCCCAAGTTCCGGCGTTTTCGCCAGTTGCCATTAACTCTGTTCCAATATCTGTATAACTTGATGCCATAATTTATTCCTTAAGGTGTTGGTGAGTTGACTGGTATTCTAACTGTTCCATCTGTATAGTCATCTCTTCGTCTTCTACCTAGTTGTTCTCCTCCAAATTTTTGTACTTCTTGTTGGTATTTTTGTTCGTATAATTGCAGCATATCAGCTGGGCCTTTCAAGAAACCATAAGTTTCTGCTAGGCAACAATATAGCAGACCATTTGGAAAATTCATACTAATATAATTAGTATCATTATTTTCTAATAATGCTGGAGCTGCGTTGTAGTGAATTTTATAAGCAAACGTTCCGCTTGGTGTTGGTGATACAATTATAGATCCAGAGTTGGATGAGCTTTCTCCAGAAGCCCCAGTATCTAACATTGCATAATATTTTGGTGTGCCAGTGGATGTAGTTGCTGAAATATATTCCTCTAAAAATGTTAAATCTCTTTTTTCTAAATATGTATTAGCTCCAGTATAAGTAGATCCAGTTGCAGTATAAACTTGCACTGCTCTAACAAATACAGCTCCTGCAGGAACTGTTACAGTGCCTGTTCCAGACGTAAAATTACCTGTAGATGTTTTTCTGTCAGCATCAACAGGAATATCTCTAAAAATTCTGTATTGTGCATTTAAAATAATGTTTTCTAAAACACTATCTGATAGCACTGTAGAAGTAACTTCTGTGTAACTTCTTATTTGTGTTTTCAATCCTGATGCACTTAATCCTGCCATATTATGCCGTCAACGTTGCCGGACCAGCCGAGCAATTATTGCCTCCTCCTGATACTCCTCCACTTGTAGCAGTGTTTGTGTCTACAGTAAAGTGATAGAAATCATCTGTGTTAGTAATATTTCCGCTTGAATCTCGTTTGCCAACTGTAATCGAGTAGCCAGCAGATTTTGCCACATTAGCTCCCGTAACTCCGTCAAAGTTTGTTGGATTGTTAAATGATGCTGAAGTTGAAGGAGCTCCTCTAAATCTAACTGTGTCTCCTGTTGATCTTCCATGTGATTTTTCAAATACGTTTATTATGCCAGAACTAGCTGCAATAGTTTCAAAAGGATTAGGTCTTAATATTGCAATTACTTCATTTTCGGTTCTATCTGGTCTAGCATTAAGTAAACCTTCTGCATCTCCACCTCTTGTTCTTAACTCTAGTTGTGGGTGTTTTTTTTCATATTCAGACCTATGTACAAAAGAACCATTCCATTCTTTCATCATTTCATTATATGGAAACTCCATTCCTGATCTGTCTGATATTGCTTTTGAATATTTTCCTCTTGCCATTATGCTCCTGGATAATAAGTTTTAGGGGTTATATGAACACTAGTAGAAGAACCATCTTCTGATAATGCTCTTGCTAGTTCATCTTCATAATAAAGTTTCATAGCTTGAATTCTATCTGGTGCAAACTTTTGTGCTAAATAAAATGCAAGTCCTGATACCATACAAGGTACAAATCTAAATGGTACATCTGTTGCATCTGTGTAAGTTGAATCTGCATCTTGTATTCTTTTTACATAATAAAAATGTAAGTCTTTTGATGCATTAGATGAATCCGCTGTTGGATAAACTGTTAATGTTGTTTTATCAACAAACCTTTGAACAAAATATTGTGAGGGTGTTCCTTTAGATAATTTATTAGATAATGCAGAATATGTTGATCTGTCTATTTTTGTTAAAGCTTGATCTGCTTGTGAAGTAGATGTTCTATCTGTTCTAAGTGTAGCTTCTAAAATATCAGCAACTCCATAAACATTTGATGTTGCATTTGTGCCAGAACTTGTGCCATCTCCACTGGCTCTGTAAAAAGTATACTCAGCTTGTCCTTCAATTAAATCAATATTACTTTCGGCTATTTCCCAATAGTGCAAACCTCTGTTGCCCCATTCTTGAAACATTATGTTTAAAGAACGTCTTGCCGTTTTTAATTGATATCCAGAAGTTACTTGTGAGCCTATTCTCTCGTATGCTTCTGCTATTAAATCATCTACAGCAAAAGTTTTATCAAAAGTAACTGTGCCGGAAGTTGTATTGGCCATCAGTTACCTCCCTAATACGATTTTCTTAACTCTAATACTATAGTGTAATGATCGTGATTCGTGTGACCATGTGTTGTCAAATCAATATCACCAGTAATTCCACTGCCAGCATTATTTTTAATTCCACCAAATGATCTATAGTCCCAGTGTCCTGAAACATTACCTGCTGCTGCACTTCCACCTAGAACTAGACCTACAACGTTTGAAGTTGCATCAAATTCTAATGCTGCTCTTAATCCTCCAATGTCATACCAAACCTGATCAATTGTAACCCTAGAACAAGCAGCTGAATCAACTGATCGTGCGTTTAAAGCTGAAACATCAACTTTTTTTACAGAACTTTCACCTGTTCCATCTGATATGTTAGTAAGTTTAATTACTGCTCTTTTATCTGTGTCAATTATTGTTTGACTTGTTACTGCGTCTGCCATTTTTTCTCCTGTTAGAGAACGGGGCCAAAGCCCCGCTCTAATTAAAGTTATTTATTATTCAAAAACGTGTCTACTCATTGATTGGTAGTGTACGTTTACTGCTTCAGCTGCTGCCGCACCTGCTTCAATACCAATATATGGAATTAAATCCACATCATCAGTTAAAGCAGCTGTTGTTACAGCTTGTTTACCAGGTTGAACTGCTGTTACTGCAGTACCGCCTGTAGAACCTGAAGTTTCAGTAACATTATACTGTATACCGTTCACAAAAATAGTCGCTTTTCTATTACTATCAATTTTAATTTTAAAATGATATGCTGTGTCCGCTGCTACGTCGATTGGTAATCTACTAATATAGTCAGTACCACCAATGCTGTGAACAAAATGCCACTTAGCAAAATCAGTAAAAGCTTCACTGTTTGTTGCATCTGTTTGATATTTAAAAAATACTTGGC